GGTTAGAGTATTTACTCGTGTCATGTAAATATTTATAGCGAGATGGTTAAAAATAAACAAAACTATATGAATAACCCTAATTTACCTACAGTAGGGGCTGAATTTGAATATACTCCCAGTATGGTTCAAGACTTAAAAAAGAGTAGGAAAAATATATTACACTTTGCAGAAAAGTTTTTTTATATCATATCATTGGATGAGGGTAAAAAAACTATCGACTTGCATTATTGTCAAAAAAGAGCTTTAAGAAAGATGAGAGATAATCGTTTCTTTATTTTATTAGCTAGCAGACAGATAGGTAAAACTACTATGATGACAATATATGCATTATGGATAGCTTGCTTTAATAAAGATCAAAGAATATTAATTGTAGCTAATAAAGAAGGAACTGCATTAGAAATAATGAGTAGAATAAGATTAGCATATGAAGAACTACCTAACTGGTTAAAACCTGGGGTAAAAGAATATGGTAAGACTTCTATATTATTAGCAAATGGTACAAAAATAGGTATATCAACTACAACTGGTACAGCAGCTCGAGGCCAATCAGTTAATGTTTTAATTTTAGATGAGCTTGCTTTTATTGAACCTCATTTAGTAGATGATTTTTGGAAATCAGTTTACCCCATTGTATCGTCTTCAAAAAAATCTAAAATTTTCATAGCGTCAACTGCTAATGGCACTGATAATTTATTTTATAAACTTTATACTGGTGCTGAAAATGAAGAAAATGACTGGGCTTATGATAAAATTTTATGGAATGAAGTGCCCGGAAGAGATGAAAAATGGAAGCAACAAACTATAAACAGTATAGGTAGTAGAGAAGCTTTTGAACAAGAATTTAATTGTGAATTTATATCTTCAGGAGAAAGTTCAGTAAATGATGAATTATTTGAAAAATTAAGTAGTAAAACTACTGAACCTAAATTTATCTTTGATGAAGGTCATTATCTTTTATGGGAAGAACCTAATGAAACCAGTATATATATAGCAAGTGTTGATACAAGCGAAGGTTTGGGTAAAGATGCTTCAGTGGTGCAAATTTTAGATTATACAGATTTAACTAATATAAAGCAAGTAGGGGTCTATCATAATAATGAAATATCACCATATAACTTTACAGAAAAAGTTTATGAAATATTGCAACATTGGGGTAATCCAATAGTTTGTGTTGAAAGAAATAATAGTGGGGGGCAAGTAGTAGATATATTAAAAAATACTTACGATTATGAAAATATAGTTTCATGGGGTGGATCACTAGCAAATAGAAAAAAACAACAACTTGGTATTATATCCCATACTAATACAAAATATAAAGCAGTTACTAATATGAGATACTGGGTTAATGAATTAGAATCAGTTCAAATAAATGATCAAAGAACTGTAAAAGAGCTTAAAAACTATGTAAAAGCTGCTAACGGTACATGGAATGCAAAGAAGGGATATAACGATGATTTAGTCACCTCACTAATGTGGAACTTAATAATACTTGATGATGATATAGTAGACACATATTTTGAAGTTGTTAAACGTGATACAAATAATAGACCTTTAGAACTACAGCAAATGGATTTTGGCATTAAATACTTTATGAACCCAACTTCTTTATATACAAATGAAAAGGAAGGGTTACAAAATACTTTACCTATTATTATTGGAAATGTTTCTAATGCTAATAGTGAAATTGAAGAATTACAAATGCAAGGATATAAATTATGGGGACATTAAATCAGTCACAGTTTAATAAAAGTAGATTAGATAAGTTTTTACTTGTTTTAAATTTACCTACCATACTAAAAGGTATTAATGAGCAATATATTGGAAATAGAAAAAATACCGGTATAATTGAAAATAGTTTACAGTTTTCAGTATATGGCAGTGTTGTACCTAATATTGAGGTTGAGTCTGAAAATTTATACTATGCCGGTCAATCTACAAAAGTATCTAAACATACTAGACCTGTATATGAAAATGTAACTGTTAATTTTACTGTTGATAATGAATTTAATAATTATTGGGTATTGTATAAATGGTTAGATGCATTAAATGATGAAAAGATATCTACTTTTAATGGTAAAGAATTATTTGATAAACCTAATATTTCTTCTAAAGAAAAAAATCAGAAAAAAACTTTAACCCCTACTGATCTCTATCAAACCGATATAACTCTAATAGGTAAGGATGAATTTGATAAAGACAAAGTAAAATTTACCTTTACTAAATCATTTCCTGTTAGCTTAGGTGGTATAAATTATAACTATCGTACCACTGATGAGATTGAAACTACTTTTGAATTTGCATTCTCTCAGTTATTAGTAGAATTGGTATAATTTTTATTCGGGATGCTATAAATAATAGTATATGGCACGTACAATACAATCTCCCGGGGTAGAAATTAGAGAAATTGATCAATCGATCAGACCTGTAGTACCTGCAGGTACCAACGTTTTAGTAACAGGATTTAGTGATAAAGGTCCTACAGATGAAGTTATTCAAGTAACTTCTAGTAGTGAATTTGTTGATATTTATGGTGATCCAACCGCACCTGCAGAATTATATTTTTGTAACTCAGCTAAAGCATTATTTAACAGTCCAGCAAACGTATTTGTTTATAGACTACCATATGGAAGTAATAGAGGGGTTGGTTTTGGTAATAACTATAGTGCTTTAGTTTACCCAGCTTCTGCAATTGAAATTGATAATGGTTTAGGAACTGCAACTAGACTGGAGGGGTTCAGCACCACTTCAGGTGTTACAAGTGCAACTCGTGCAGTTTTCATAGGCAAACCTAAGCATTTCACACTAACACAAGATCAGTATTTCAAAATTTTACAAAAAGATGGATTTGATTGGATAGATGAAACAGATACGTCATTCTCATCGTTGGCAGATTTAGGTAAAGCAGGGTTTATAGTTTTAAATAAAGCTCAAACAACTGTTGACCAATCTTTCCAAGGATTTTATTTAGGAGGTATTGATAATACTAATTTAAACCCTGCTACTGATTTTGATGGAATTAATTCAATACAAACTACTACATCAGCAATTGATTTAGCCAATGGTTCTAATTCATTTATTACTTTACCATCTAGTAGATTAGATAATTTACTTTCATCTAAGTCCGATAACAATTCAGATACTTTTGGTTCTTCTACTGCAAGTATATCAGAGCAAATGGAAAATCTAACCGACTATGATATAGATTCAAGTATATTTGACGATACATTATCATTTGGATTATTTAGATTAGCTTCGACCCCTACTACAAACAATACCATAAAATTAAGTTTAAATTTAGAAGAAACTGTTGTAGGTTCAACAGATTTCCATAGAAAAATTAACGATCCATTAGGAGGCGACCCATTACCATTTAGAATTGAAACAGATAATGCATTACCTAATATGGATATCATAGTAAATGATTTTTTAAGTAATAGAAAGAAAGCTACTTATTTGAATCCAGATGGTGTGCCTCTAACTAAAGTAAGGTTTATTACAAGCAAAATAAATGAAACATCTCTATTAGCTGGAACTCTTTCATCTGAATTCGGAGCAACTAATGTTTCAACTTATGCAGCACTTTCTGGCCATATTAAAGATTATGAAGAAGCATTAGAAGACGCAGATAGTTTATTTGCTTTAGGTTCTTATGCTAATACAGATCTTAGTACTAAAGTTATAGGTGATGTACCTAAGAAAATTGATAGACTATTAGATACAGTAGAAAATGCAGAAAGATTTGATATTGATATTACAGTAGATGGAGGATTATCAACAATTTATTCTACAACTCAAATTTTAAATGCTGATTCATATGATGATACAGCAACAGTTCATTCCATCAGTGCTTTTAGAACAACAAAAGTTAACGCATCGCAAATAAGTTCAGATGATCTTAGTTATAGAGCTTTCTGGAATGATGTTGTAACTAGATTTACAACTTTTGCAGAATTTAGAAGAAGAGATCATATCCATATTGTTGATTTACCTAGATCAATTTTCGTTGCAGGTGAAAGTTTCTTAACTTTACAAGACAGTGATAAAAACTTTTCTAGAGATGTACTTAACCCGATTAAATCTTTTGCAGGGTTAGTAAATACTAGTTATGCAGCTACTTATGGTCAATGGATACAAGCAACCGATTCAAATTACGGTGGTTTATCATATGTACCATCTTCAGGATATCTTGCAGCAATTATGGCAAATTCAGATGCTAATTTTGACCCTTGGTTTGCACCAGCAGGTTTTGCAAGAGGTAGATTAACTGGAGCTGCAGGATTAGCATTAACACCTACGCAAAAGCAAAGAGATCAATTATATAAGATATCGGTTAATCCTATTCCATCATTCCCAGTTGAAGGCCCGGTAGTATTTGGTCAAAAGACCTTACAAAAATTACCAAGTGCATTTGATAGAATTAATGTTAGACGTTTATTTTTATTCCTTGAAAAAGCAACTAAGAATACAGTTAGAAACTTTATATTTGAACCTAATACATTATTAACTAGAACAAGAATTGTTAATACATTAACACCAATTTTTGAAAATGTTAAGAATACTGAAGGTTTATTTGATTATCTAATTATTTGTGATGAAAGAAATAATACCCCTGATATTATAGATTCAAATGAATTAAGAGTAGATATATACTTGAAACCAACAAGAGCAGCAGAATTTATTTTAGTTAATTTCTACGCAACTAAGACAGGTACAGATTTCAACGAATTAGTTTAATAACAAAGTCATTTAATTAAATAATTACATGGCAGATGCAAAAGTATCAGACTTAATTTCAATAACTTCGGCGGAAAGTAGTGATGTACTTTATATAGTAGATGCATCATCATCAGCTTCTAGAAAGATAACTTTTAATAATCTGGTAGGAAATTCATTAGCAGCACTAGAAACAAGATTTAATCTTCTTAGTTCTAACTCTTCAATAGTTTTATCAGGTAGTATAACAGCTAATACTGATAATATTGCCCGTATAGATTCTGAAATGGATTTTTTAAGTGGAGAAGTAGATAATGCAAGAACAAATTTTGAACAATCTTCTGATTTAGTTGATAAAGGTTTTACTGGACCGGA